TTTACATATCCAGAGAGCAGGGTGATATTCCGTTGACAGACACCCAACAGGCTATGAGAGTTCTCGCCATGACCCCGGCAAACGAGAAGGTCAGCATTAGTTATGCCGACCCATCCATGTGGAATAAGAAGACCGCCGATTTGGCTTCGGACTCTGCGTCCGTCTACGCCATGAACGGGCTTTACTTAGTACCTGGCGATAACGACAGAATAGGCGGCAAGAGACGAATTGACCGCCTGATGGCAGACCTTCCGGACGGTGAGCCGGGTCTTCTTATTTCTGAAACGTGCCAGAATTTGATTCAACAGCTTTCTGATTTGGTTTACGCCGAAGGAACCGAGGACGTTGACCAAGACCAGGAAGACCACGCCTACGACTGCTTGAGATACCTTACTTCTTCTTCAAGGGTCGGGGGAGTCTTAGCTAGAAAATCCAACAGGAAATTGATACTGAGTCCTTTTGAACAGATGGTTGCGAGGAGATAATATGCCTAATAAAGATTTGACTAAAGATACAACTCTTACGAAAGAACTCAGGGATCGGGGGGAGGCTGTTCGTGGTTTGTGGGCGCAGCGTAACGCTTCGTACAACAAGTACGAACAGATGTATAATCTCGACTGGCAGACCAACGCCGTCACCGATCCAAACTTACAGGCGACCAAGACCATTAATCCCGACCCTAGAAACTCGTGCGACGGGGTTGTGAAGCTAATCGAAGCGACGGACGCAGATTTCAACGTGCCCTTTGACATGAATAGTGCCACTTCTCAGGACATCTCGGATGCCATAGAGAACTGGTGCAACGTCCTCTTTAAGACGATTTCTCGCGTTCGGGCGGTCAACCTTCTGCACGACATGAGCCTGTCGGCTTCAGTCTTGAACGAAGTGCACATAGGAATTGTCCCTACAAGGCTTCTGCTGGAGAACTCGAAACTGAAAGCCTCCAAAGCCAACAAGATGACGGCTTTAATCAAACGCTATGAAAGACTCGCCAACGTCACGCCTTTCATGTGGGAAATCTACGACCCCAGAACTGGGTATCCAGAGTTCGATTCTTACGGGATGTCTGGATACTACCGTGTGGTAAACAACCTGGTTGGAGCAGACCTCGTAGCTAGATTTGGGTCTGTTGCTTATACAGTTGGGGTTACGGATAAGAACCTTCAGGACAAGGGCGAGTTCACAGAATGGTGGGACGACACCTTTCACGCAGTCTGGTGGAATGGGAAGATCGTCATGGCGCAGGAACACGACCTACCCAGAATACCAATTATAGCGAAAGTCGTGGGTGGAACTAATTCTCTATTCACCAAACCTGAGTATCAGAGGGCTGGTTTCCTCCACACGCTCGATAAGTCAAGACTTTGGGAAAGCCAGAATATCGGCCTGACCGCTATGGCTTCGAGCGTGTTGAGGACGGCAGCGTTCCCCCAGATGATCTACGAACAGGTAAGCGCGGATGACCCTACTGATGTTTTAAACATTGACTACTCCCAAGCCGGAGGGGTGGTTTACGCCAAACGAGGGTCAAATGTAAGACCTATGGATAAGAAAGCCATCGACCCTGCTCTTCGGGAGTTTCTGGAAGTTGCCAACCAACTATCCGTGGAAAGTACTATACAGCGAAGTGCTTTGGGACAAGCAATAGGAGCTTCGGCAACCTTCTCTATGACAAGTCTTTTAGCCTCTCAGGGAAGGTACGTCATCGTTCCCATTCAGAAGGCTATCTCAGAGGCCTGTGGGGATGCAATGGCGGCTACCTTGGAGTTCGCCAAAGCAGGACTAGGCTCGAAGATGTCCCAGAACGGGTCTATCATGGAACTTGATGTAAAACAGGTTCCGGAAGACGTGTATGTTGGTTGCGTAGTGGATGTGAAGATGCCGCAGGATGAGAGGGCTAATGCTCTTATGGCAATTCAGTTGACCAATCCTCAAAATCCTCTCGCAAGCGTGAGGTGGGTACGAGAGAACCTTTTGGGGATGGGTCAGTCTAAGAACATGGATCAGGAGATCACCAGGGAAACCATTCAGAAACTCCTAGCTCAGGTTCAGGTACAACAGAAGGCGCAACAGATTATGCAGCAGGGACAGGCGCAAGCGCAGGGCGCACCTCAAGGACAACCCGTGCCTGAAAACATGCCGCCCGGAAGTCTGCCTACTGGAATGAGCCCAGAGCAGCAGATGGGTATGCAACAGGGTGGAGGAACGGCTCCGGGTGTCGGAGCTATGCCGCCTTCAGGAGCCTTACCGCCTGAGTTTATGCAGGGAGGTATGCAATGAACGTAAGGGATGTCGAATCTGCCATCATGGAAGCCAGCGTCAAGAATGAGAAGATCATCAATGACGCTATGTTCGAGTACTACAAACCCTTAGTAGACGCTCAAATAGGCGCGTTCTGGCAGAAACTCCCTGACGAGATAAAGGGGCAGTTCGCCATGAACATGCCCCAGCAGTTCGCCTCTGTAGAGAAAGGACTGAGCAATGGCAAAACCCTATGACACCTGGATGGGCAATCAGGGTTTAGGCTCTGACCAGAACGGGAACCAGATAAAATACCCCGACCCGAATAACCCGTGGGGTAACTCTCTTGGTAGTTACCAGCAACCGCAAGGCGGAATTAGTGCGGGGCAGATAGGAAACTGGATAGGTAGTTGGGGGCAACAGCCTTCTTACGCAAACAATATTTCGGGTTCAAAGTCATTTGGCTTTGCTCCTACTCAACCGCAAGTTTCCAGTGGTATCAGTTGGAGTAACCCCGTACAGAACAACGGTTTCGGTCAATACAACCCGCAATCACCAAACGGTAGTTGGCAACAAATAAGCCAGCAATCACAGCAAAACGCAGAAAAGAGAAAGATGCTTTTGAGCAACGGCCCCGCTTTCTCTCAAGTTCCTAAACCAGTTCAATATAGCAGGGGATACGAAACCTTGTCGCAGAACACTTCCTATCAGAAGGCACAGTCAAATACTTACAACAATAAGACTTATGTTTCTTATCCAAACGCCCATACGAATCCGTTGGCGAATAGCAGAAATCTAATGGGAAGCTCTTCTCAAAAGGCAAACGATCTGGCAAAAACCGCAAAAGAGGACGCGGCCTACAAAATGCAACTGAACAAGGCATATACCGGATATGCGGCATATCTCGCTCTTCTTAGTAAGCCCACTACCGTTCCGGCAAATACGGGCGGCGGATACGGTTATGATTACGGATACGGTTATGGAGGAGGTGGGTACTCCCAGCGTAAATATGCCGAGAACCTTCCCGGTGCAGTATGGAGAATGAATCAATGACAGACAATCCAAATATTCCGAAAGGCGTGGAGTCTTGGTACACAACTCCGTTTAATCCAGACCCCAACAGTATAAACGCAACCGCCAGTATGGGTCCGGATTATCGCGCCACGGAACAGCGAATTGGAAAACCAACCCAGCACTTTTGGAATCCGGTAAATATTGCCGTATTCCACAATGCGTATCAGGCTCTTCCAGACAAGAATGTTATTCCAGACTGGTTCGACCCAGAAATGGTGGGAAGGGCATACGAGTATTACAAAGAAACAAACCCAAATAGTGAATACTGGAACTGGAAGTCTCCTCCGAATGACCAGATGGCGGTGACTCTTTCCGTTCTTCCCCCGCCCCCAAAGGATATTCTCCCCAGTTACCAACAAGATAGTTCCCCGTTGTGGCAAGTCGACTATGACCGCATCTTCTCCGCTCAAGGGAATGACCCAAACGGTCAGGTTGCCATGATCTCAAAGAGCGACATGGCTGGACTTCCACAGGACGTTCAGAAATGGTTAGTTGATACCCAGGGACAGCAGGACTTCTACCCAATAACGCAGACAGAAGCCACTCAAATAAGTCAGATGCTTCCCCAGGGGCAGAAGGTTCCGGATGCCGCCCAGCAGATAGCACAACTGAAAGCGAATGGTACTTGGGATCAACTGGGTCCGGTTCAGCAGTTCTTATTGAATATAAATTCATCTCAGTACGGCGGGGCTATTCAGGGTGGCTTGATGGCGGCTATTCCCGCCGGAGTCAATCTCCTACAGGGGCCGAGGGGTATTCCGGGTGCGCTTGTGGCAATGGGAATAGGCGCGGGTGGGGGGCAGATTGCCGCCGGCCCGCCCGACAGCCCCGTTACTCAAGTAGGAAAGCTGGTCTTTGCTGGATTTCAAGCCTTAGTGGAAACGGTTGGCAGGATCACGGGAACGCTATCTCAGGTTGCCGGTTCAGCAATGGCTCCCGAGTGGTACGGCTCGATGGATGAACTCCTACAACACTTTCCGGAAGCGTGGCAGGCAGCTGATTTAGCGACCTATGCCTTCCACCCCTTCAAAAACGATGTTGTGGTTCACCAGTTGGGTCAAGAGGGATTCACCACTCTTACGGGCGAGGAAGCCGATTCGCTGAAGCAGATTTCAAATCTTCGTAAAGAACTCGTTGATGTTTACCAGGGGCGTTCCCCGAAATCATTTGACGAGGTTCTGTATGGGTACAAAGAAGCGCAACCAATCGTAGAGAAATACATAGGCAAATATGGTCTTGAGGGACAGGCGAGAGACCTAGTGTTTATGATTGCCGCCGACCCGCTCAACTTTTCCGGAGTTGGGCTGTCCGCTATGGGCGAAAAGGTTGCCACTAAGGTAGGGCTTACGGGGCTCGCGAAGGCGTTTGCATCCACTCGATACACGGGTGGAATAGCGAACGCATTGACCAAGACGGTTGAGACCGCTAAGGCGCAGGGTGTAAGAGAGGCTCTCCGCTCTCCGTACGTGATGGGTTATACCCCTACTCTTGACGGAGGGGTTATCTCGACCATTAAAAACTACGTTACCGAAGTTCAGAATAACCCAAATAAGTTCTCGGACGCGGAAGTATCAAATACGCTGATGAGCCACCTGACAGGGATGGTTAAGAACGAGAACGGTAACTGGGTACAAAAGATATACCTGAAACCAGCCGAAGAACAAAAAGGCACTCTTTACGCCATTAGAAACATGATTCCGTTCACATCTGTAAGGACAGGCGAGGCGAACCTAAAAGACACCTTGCAGAACGTTTCTGATTCAATGGCGGCATCTGTAGCTTCTTCGGATATTACTGTAGATCAGGCTCATAAAAGAATCGTGTCCTATGCCGAACAAGACCCGAAGATGATGGGCGATGTAGGGGTTGGAGTTGAGGGTTATCGTGCTGGATACGAACTATCTCCCGGCGCATTGAAAAGCGCAAGGGAACCGGTGGATGCCCTAAAGACCGTATGGGATGCCACCGAACCTCAAAGGAATCTTGTCAACGCAATCGGAGAGGGGATGGTTGAGAACAAGAAAGAACTGTCCCCTACCGAACGACTGCCCAAGATTCTGGCTGACCCTGAGACTTATTTCAACAAGAAGATAGAGGAACTCACCGCTCTTGCGAAGATGGGAGATAAAGCCGCAGAAGAGAAACTAAAACTCCTGGAAGGCGTTACCGCTGGAGACGTGGCTCAAGCCGCAGAGGTACTTACCAAGACAAAAGTACCCGTTGACGAAACCCACATCAAAGTGGAAATGGGCAAAGCGGTTCTTGAGGCAACTAAAGACTGGGGGCTAAAGTGGTTCGGAGTGGTTGAATCGCCTTACATATTTAAACTCGCAGACACGATCAAGAAGATGGAATCGTTCGCTTTGCTATTCCCAAACCCAGGTTTCTTCCTGAACAATGTCTTTAATAATGACGGGACGGGCTTTGCGGATGGATTATTGGGCTTCAACAAAAAGGCTGAAAGCGATGCTACTTGGCAGGAGTTCGGATATACTCCTGGTCGGGCGCAAGCAGGGATAGGCGTGGCTGGCGAGGAGTATTCCACCGGGCACGAAGTCAATATGGCGGGTCCGGCTATCGAGGAAGTAAGCAAGGTCGCTAAGGGAAAGCCTATAAAGAATCCTCTGACCCCCGTGATACAAGCTACTGAGAAACTTGTAAAGGGCGGTTTCACGGGTGCTTCGAGAACGGCAGAGGAACAGGCATCCTACAATATTGCAACCAATGCGAAAGTCATAACCCACAACAGAATGTCAAGGGTTGGCGTTGGCATTGATGCAATGGAGCCTCCGAAAGCGGCACAGCTAAACGAACTGATACCCGGCGTTACTGATATTATTTATAACGGAATCAACGGTAAGAGAAATGCCGCACAGGTGGACGCGGCTCTCGGTGCTAAACAGACCTCTAGGGCTCCAACCGCAGAAGAAAGGGAACTGCTTCACAACTATGATGTAGATGTCGTTCTGGACGACTTGCTCACTAAGGCTGGTAACGACCCCAATAAGATCGTGAACGCTTATGACGAATCCAGAACCCTGATAAACGGGCATCTGTCTAAAACACAGAAATACAGGATTGAGGAAGAACACGCCAAGAAAGCCGAACTTCTTACTCAGGCTCAAGGAGAACAGGTTATTCCGGTTCTTCTTCAGGAAACGCACGACAATGTTACGATGAACCAGTTGAACCATCAGGAGATATTGGCGCAGATTTGGGCGGCATCCGAGAAGTTAAAAGGCAAGAACAAAGACGCCTATCTGACAAAAGCCATGACGGACGAGAGCGCACGAATGAGCCGCGCATCTGAAGCGTTTGAGGCACAGAATGTTGGCATAGTCAGGGGGCTTGGAATAGACCCAGAAACTACGGGGATGCGCCTTGCCATTCATCAGCGAACGACTAATCTGAAGTCGTTCTACGATGACGAAAATAAGATGTGGGGAATGGTGTCTGAGGTTCTTAGCGGAGACAAAGAGAAGTCTGTTGCTTCCGCAAAGAAACTTGAGGCTGCCCTTCAAAAAGAACTTGGGGATGCTTACGATGTGAACGCAGACCCCATAGTACAGACCCGTCAGGTCGTTACGAATAAATACAAGTCGATGATTGCCAAAGAGGAATTGATAAACGACCAGATCAATTCCGAGTTCTTGAACCATATCCTAAAGACCAGTCCCGAAAGCTATAACGGGTTCAAGGATTACTTCGGGGTTCTCAAGACGAACAGGCAGCTGCAGACCGGGGCGGAGTTATATTTCCGAACTGGCGAGGACTTATTGACCACTCTTGGGAAGGACGGGGAAGGCGTAAAGGCTAGTATCGATGCCATTACGGGTGGTCTAACGCTTGACCAACTCCGCTCGACTGACTACCCCGCTTTTCGGAAGGCGTGGAAGCAGTTTCAGGATGAGGTCTACACTCCCCTTTGGTATAAGAATTTAGAGGCGGCGAGAGATTCCGAACTAACTGCTTGGAAACAGGCAAAGGGCATGG